ACGGTCTGTATTATCGTATTCAGTCATATTATTTCCCTGTTGAAAATTTCTTAATTGCGCTGCGCTCTTTACTATCTAACCTACTCCAGAATGCAGTCTTTGTATCTGCGTCAAACTCTTGTAGATTAATGTAATCAATGACTCCCTGCATATCGTTACGTTCCATAAGCATACGTACATCCATAGCTATGTTTTCTATGAGTTCTTTAGTCTCATCATCCATGCTGTCGTAAACGTCAACGGTAATAGGCTTGGCTGATCGTGGCTCGTCTTTCTTGATCGTAGCGTCGACTATATCGTTCTCGACCAGCTCCATCGCATTTAGGTATAGGTATCTCCTTAAATACGTGTGCATTGAACCAAGTGCTTGGATTGGCGGTGCTTTACCTGCTCCGGCTTCTGCGGTAGGGCTGCGGAAATAAACGACTCCACCGAACTCTGAATCAAAAATACGTAATGTTGCTACATCTTCACTAATGCTAAATACTGGGCATAGTCCTAGATTGTCAAAAATAATATTTGTATGTTTCAAAAAATCGCCAAGCTCAAAGTATTTGAATCCTGCGAATGAGTTAAAGCCTGACTTCTTGAGCGGTAATTCTTGTAGTAATACTCTGGCTCTTTGCAGTTTGCTATATACGCGCCATTGTTGTTCTTCATGTTGCTCTTGCAATTGATAGTCGTTCATATTAGCTTTCTATTTATTTGAATTTTTTATACTGAATAATATTGATAGGTTGTGTTTTCTCAGAAGTAGATATTTTTGTAGACGCTTTTTGCTCCTTTCTAAATTTAGCAAAAGTTTTTCTAATGTCCGTTTTAGCAGACGTAACGTAATCTTTCTTGTATAAAATGTTCTTTTCATCGGTCATATTGAGCAAGCCAAAATGTATAGAAGAAACATTATTACACCACATAATAGTGGCTTACGTGCAAAGAAATCATTAGTGTTGAGCAATTTATTCATAGTTATCATTTGATTCTAAAATATTAACAAGTTCGTGGATTTCTCTAGGAGCTACTAACAATGCTTCATACGCTATCTCAAGTATTTCATGCTCCTGAGTAGTGCGTGGCTTCTTGTCTAGGTTATCTGCAAGTAATCGTAAGGCATAGACAATCTCAGCTACTTCCCAATTGTGCATATTAGTTTTCATAGTTCAGCCTTTGCGCGAGCTTCTGCCGCACGAGCTTCTGTGTATGCGTAATCGTTACTGAGAGTATTGAATCCTTGATAGTATGTCCATTCACCGTCTTTTAAGACTTCAACGATAAGGTCGTATGCGTCTGTGAATGGGCTACCTTTAGAAACTGTACGAACTGTTGCTGATTTATTTGTATTCATAGTATTCTCCTAGAGGTTAATAGTGTGTTGCAGCGAAGAAACTATAACGCAGCACAATCTTGTATGTCAACAACTTTTTTAAATTATTTTATGTATGTTCCAAGAGTAGGTAGCCGAAGGGCTGAATTTATCGATATTGTTAACAATTCTGGCGGTATTAGTGTCAAAGAGATAATACAAAGGTACGGGATGATGGGTTTTGCTGTGGAATGGGATATAACTACAGAGCTTAGGAAATTAGTCAGGTTAAAGTGCTTTAAGCAGGAAGGTGATGTATTCTTCCCATCTTATAAAGATAAGCCTAACCCAATAGATGAGAAGCAGTTAGTCCCATCGCGGGAGCCGATACCATTTAAGCCGCTTAAAACATTTCCTAGAACAGTAAGCCCTAGAGGTCAGACAATTGAAAAACGAAGTTTTAAAACCTGTAAATCAGACGTCCGTTACAAAAGAGAAAACGATTTATAATTTTGCAATGCAAAAGTGTCCTAGTTGCAAGCAGACAAGAAGTGCTATACAGTTCAGGACTTCAGAAATTTGCCGTACTTGCTCTAAAAGGCAAGTTGCAGTATAGTCAATGGGATTGGCTAGGGAGTGCAACCCGAAAAGACGATTAGTCACCGTCCTGCCTTATCCCACCATTTTGTGACTACGACCTATGACTAGGGGTTAATATGCATTATTACCAACACCATATCGGTGACTTCATTAAAGCTACTGCTCGTCTCTCAGACAGTCAGACAATTGCTTATCTAAGACTTCTGTGGATGTATTACGACACAGAAAAGCCGCTAATACTTGATACAGAACTACTTGCATTCCAAATAGGAACATCAATTCAGGATACTGAATTACTCCTTAGAACATTCTTTATTCTTACAGATGAAGGATGGAAGCAAACAAGATGCGAAGAAGAAATTTCAAGTTATAGAGAATTTCTTAATAAAAAATCAATGGCTGGTAGAGCATCTGCTGAACAAAGGAAGAACATACGTTCAACACCTGTTCAACAGACGTTAAACGATAGTTCAACTGACGTTCAACTAACCACTAACCATAAACCAATAACCAATATAAATATATATAACGATCAATTTGAGATGTTTTGGAAGTCTTATCCAAAAAAGACCGCTAAAGAAAGTGCTAAGAAGGCTTGGATAAAGATTAAGCCTAACGATGAACTTATTGTGAAAATTACAAAAGCCGTTAAAGATCAAAAGTTATCTGATAGAGAACAGCAGTTTATTCCTCATGCAGCTACTTGGTTAAACAATAAGCGATGGGAAGATGAAATAGCTGGAACTACTCAAAAGCCATTGATGGGGTGGAAATGATAGAGAACATACTCAGCCGCCTAGAGAAGGTTAAAGGTCGTAACGGCGCATATACGGCTTGCTGTCCTGCTCATGGAGATAAGAGTCCTAGCCTAGCGATAAGAGAATTAGACGATGGTCGTATCCTAATGAAATGCTTTGCCAACTGTAGCGTTCAGGAAATAATGGGCGCAATTGGTATGGAGATTGGTGATTTATTTCCAGACACAAATAAAGACTTGCCTCAAGTCAAAAGAAAGTATTATGCTTCAGACTTGCTCAGAGTCATTGAATTCGAGGCATGGGTAGTATCAGTAGCAGCTTACACAATGGCACAAGGACTACCTTTATCGGAAGAAGATAGAGGTCGAATGAAGAAAGCACAGGCTAGGATAATGGAGGCAGTTAAATATGTCGGATAATATTAATACGATAGCGGAACGACTTTACAATGATCGTCAAATAATCAAGTCACAAGATATTGATGTTGAGAAGTATCTAAAGAACAATGATTTATCGGCACAGGTTAAATCTGCTAATAGCTGGTTAGATGAAATTTACCAAAACTATACTGATCCTCAAAAGACTGACGATGCAGTAATGCCGTGGATTAAAACTCACTCAGACGTTAAATTCAGGCTAGGTGAGGTGACAGTCTATGCTGGTTCTAACGGAGGCGGTAAGTCTTTAGTCACAGGTCAGATAGCGTTAGGTTTAGTAAAGCAGAACCTAAAGGTATGCATTGCCTCATACGAAATGAAACCTGTAACTACCATTGTCCGTATGTTGCGACAATTTGCTGGTGAGAATATCAATGTACCGCTAACTCACGACAAAGAAGGCTACATTCGTGGTGTTTTAGGACGGTTTACTAATTTCATCGATGAGAATCTCTATCTTTATGACCAGCAAGGTTCTACTACTCCACAGAAAACGATAGCAATGGCTAGGTATTGCGCTGTTGAGTTAAACATAAAACATATCTTCATTGACTCATTAATGAAGTGTGTAGTCGCAGAGGACTCATTAAACGAGCAAAAGTCATTCGTTGACGAGTTATGTGCATTGGCACGAGACCATCACGTTCACATTCATTTAGTCCACCACATACGCAAGTTGCAGTCCGAAGAAATTCAGCCTTCTAAGACCGATTTAAAGGGTTCTGGATCGATCGCAGATCAGGTGGATAACGTGTTCTTAGTCTGGCGTAATAAAAAGAAGGAGAACGCTCGTAGGAACAATGAGGACTATGACGAGAAGCAGCCGGATATGTTTCTAATGTGCCAAAAGCAAAGGAATGGTGAAGCTGAGGAGTTCTATGGGATGTACTTTGAGCACAACAGCCAGCAATTCGTAGACAGTTTGGGTGGTCAGCCTATAGACTTTGATAATCGTGGGAGCTTTCGTGCCTGATAACAGCGAACTACACAGACATCAATGTGAAGTCAGGCAGGTATTAAAGTGGCGTACTCAAGATAGAAATAAAGCCATCGAATATCTGTCTATTGTCCGCAATAAGCGCGGAGATAGAACCGCTCAGTTAATAGAGAAGGATTGTAGAGAGCAATGGACGCTAGGAAATCGCGGGGAAGATAGCCAATGGAAATAGACTTAGACTCCAATAATTTAATCTTGGCTGCTCATAATGTTGGAATTATGCAGTCAGTTAAAAAAGCTAGATTAGACAACAAGCAAATTAAAAACAATAAGATATGTGGTCAAAGTGACTTTGCTGTTCACTATATTGGAATGTTAGGTGAGATAGCTGTTTGTAAGCTTTTGGGAGTCAATGTCAGGTTTGACGTTACTTATGGTGGAGATGGGAATATTGACTTAACAATTAAAGGTCAAACTATTCAAATCAAAACAAGTTCAGTTTTGCGACCGGAACCACGGTATTTAATTTTTAACAGTATGGAAGATTTTGCTACTGATTGGTCTATTTATTGTTCGGTTCAATCGCCTACGGTTATTAAAATTCATGGGTTTGTAGGTAAAGAAAAGTTTAAACTAAATCACGAAATACAAAATTTTGGATATGGCAATAGATATTGTTTAAACGATAAATATTTAACTGACATAAATAGATTTAATGAGGCTATGGAATGGTTTACAAAAGGGTAGATAACAACCAGACTCAGATCGTTAAGGCTTTACGCGATATGGGTTGTACGGTTGAGCATCTTCATGCGGTAGGAAAAGGTTGTCCAGATATTATCGTCGGATTCAAAGCTAGAAATTTCTTGCTTGAGATCAAGGATGGTGATAAAAAGGTACTTACTCCAGATCAATTTAATTGGCACAGACTCTGGAAAGGTCAAGTTAATGTAGTTACAAATATTGACGATGCTAAAAATTTAATATGGAAACTATCAGATGAATATCGATCCGAACGAAGCGATTAATTTTATGATTAAGAATGCTGAGGCTTATGCTCAGGCTAAGGCTAATGTTGTGTATTTGACCGAATACAGAAAAACAGTTAAGGCTATAGGTTTTCAGCGTAGCCTAAAGAGTACGATGGCTGACAAGGAAGCAGATGCTTACACTACTGATGAATACACATCGTGCGTAGAAGGGCTTAGAGAAGCCGTTGCTGAGGCAGAGAGATTACGTTGGATGCTTGTGGCTGCTCAGGCTCGTGTTGATTGCTGGCGGTCGATGGAAGCGTCGAATCGTTCTGTTGAAAGATCGACCTCGTGAACGGATCAAATGTTTCCTCGTCGAATAGCAACCACTCGTCTGCATC